ATATGTATTAAGAAACAGCACCCCAAGTTAGACATACGTTTTGTGTTTACAAGTAGTAAAAGAAAGATTAAGAAAGGTTCTAAGACTAGTTATGGGGATTGGTGTGAGAAAAACAAGTTCCTATACTATGACAGAATAATACCAGAGCCTTGGCTTAAAGAACGTAAAAAGAAACCACTTCCTGAACTCATAGAGTTTCCAAGGAAAAAGATTATAAGGAGTTTTAAATGACACAAAACGGATTTAAAGATTTACATTTTAAATTAGATGACCAAGATATTATAATAAGAATGCAACCCATACTAGATCATCAAAGCAATTGGACAGGAGATGTTAACTTACAAGTTATAGATTCTGCCCTAAATCCTCTATCAGATAGAGACTTTAATGAAATTATGTTCTTTGCTCGTATGACTCTTGTAAGTATTGACTTACTTAGATCAGATGAAGATCATGCAAAGAAAGTGTATGAGATAGTTAGATCAGAGATGGAAGCACCAAGAGATAAACCAATAGTTGCAATTACTGGTAGACAAGGTAATGTAATTAAGGTAGACTTCAAGGCAATGAAAGAAAAACTAAATGGGAGTGCATAACATGGCAAAATGGGATATGGATTGTAAGGATAAAGATATGGTAAATAGTCCACCACATTATAACAAATATGGTGTAGAATGCATCGAAGCTATTCAGTCAGCTACAGGAGAAGGCTTTGAGTATTATCTACAGGGTAATATTATTAAGTATCTTTGGAGATACCGATACAAGAATGGTGTGCAAGACTTAGAGAAAGCACAGTGGTATCTAAATAAATTAATATCAGTAAAAAAGGGTGAAAAACCTTCATCAGATTTATTTACTTCTTTTGGCATAGAGTTGAGTGATGGTTGTTAAAGTATATCTCACTCTTGATCTAGATAAAGACGAGTATCCTGTTCCTGCTGACGGTGATCCTAGTGAAGAGATACAACAAGCCTTAGAAGAGTTTATCTACGATATTGATGGACTAAAAGTGAAACACATTCGAATAACATTGGAGGATTAATATGAATGATTATCAAAAATTTATTGCAATATCTAGATACGCTAGATGGATTGATGAAGAGAACAGAAGAGAAACATGGGATGAAACTGTAAAAAGATACGTTGACTATATTACTGAGAAAGTAAAAGGACATTTACCTAAACAGCAAATCTTTGAAGCTATAAAGAATCTAGAGGTCATGCCATCCATGAGAGCTTTGATGACTGCAGGTTCTGCACTTGAGAGAGACAACACAGCAGGTTACAACTGTAGTTATCTACCTGTCGATGACCCAAAAGCTTTTGATGAAGCTATGTATATACTACTGTGTGGCACAGGTGTAGGCTTTTCTGTGGAAAGACAATACGTGTCACAGCTACCAGAAATACCACAGAGTTTGGATCATGTTGATACGTGCATACAGGTTCAAGATAGTAAAGAAGGTTGGGCTAAAGCATTACGTAAGCTGATAGGACACCTATACATGGGTGAAGTTCCTATGTGGGATATGTCAAAGGTAAGACCTGCAGGTGCTAGACTCAAAGTATTTGGTGGTAGAGCTAGTGGTCCTGCACCTCTCATGGATTTATTTAGCTTTACTGTTGCTTTGTTCCGACAGAATGCAGGTCGTAAACTGTCTAGTTATGATTGTCACAATCTTATGTGCAAGGTTGGAGAGGTTGTAGTGTCTGGTGGTGTACGTAGATCAGCTATGATTAGCTTGTCTAATCTATCTGATGGACGCATGAGACATGCCAAGTCTGGTAAATGGTGGGAGACAGCACCACAGATGGCTCTTTCAAATAACTCTGTTGTTTACACTGACAAGCCTGACGGAGAGACATTCTTACGAGAGTGGACATCTCTTGTTGAATCTAAGTCAGGTGAACGTGGTATATTTAATAGAATATCTGCAAAAGAACAAGCAAAGAAGTTTGGCAGAAGAGATGCCGATCATGAGTTTGGTTGTAACCCTTGCAGTGAGATCATACTCAGACCCTATCAGTTCTGCAATCTTACAGAGGTTGTAATACGAGAGAAGGATAGGTTTGATGATTTGAAGAGGAAGGTTATGCTTGCCACTATACTTGGCACAGCACAGGCTACACTCACTAAGTTTCCATACTTGCGAAAGATATGGCAGAAGAATACTGAAGAGGAAAGACTTTTGGGAGTCAGCCTTACAGGTATTATGGATAATGAATTAACAAATGGGAGAAAACATGGGCTTGAAAAAACCCTCACAGCACTCAGAGAAGTTGCAGTTGAGACAAACAAAGAGTGGTCAGCAATCTTTGGGATACCCCAAAGCACTGCTATCACATGTGTCAAACCAAGTGGGACAGTATCACAGCTTGTTGACTCAAGCAGTGGTATCCACCCTCGTCATAGCAGTTATTATATTAGGACTGTTAGGGGTGATAATAAAGATCCTCTTACTAACTTCATGAAGGACAGTGGCATACCAAGTGAAGCTGACTTTATGAAGCCTGATACACAAACTGTATTTAGTTTTCCTATGAAGTCACCGAAGAAGTCTGTAGTAAGAAATGATATGACAGCTATAGAACAGCTAGAGATGTGGCTTCTATATCAGCGACATTGGTGTGAGCATAAACCTTCTGTAACTGTGTCAGTGCGTGATGAAGAGTGGATGGAAGTAGGTGCTTTTGTATTTAAACACTTTGATGAGATGTCTGGTGTTTCTTTCTTACCACACTCCGATCATACTTATCAGCAAGCACCCTATCAGGACTGTACAGAAGCTGTATACAATGATTTTAGCAGTAAGTTCACTCATATTGATTGGAATAAGTTTACGGATTATGAAAAAGAAGATAACACTAATTCTTCTCAGACCTTTGCCTGTTCTGGTGACAGTTGTGAGATAGTGGACATAGGAGCTTAGTATGAGACACTTATCTAGAAAGGAAAGAGGATTAGGTAAACATGATGCACCACTGAAGATACAGTGGATGAAAGGTTACGATGCATTTGTTTATGGAAAGATTCGCAACCCCTATAGTTCCGACACTATGTTATATAGAGAGTGGGAACGTGGCTTTAACACAGCCTATTACGATAACATACATAGAGGACGAGATGGAATTAGAAAAAGAAGCAAAAGCTTTCATGGACAAAAGAAGCAGAGAACCCAAGACAATGTTCGAACTCCTTACAGAAATGAATCACAGACTAAGAGAGTGTGAGAAAAGTTTGAAAGAAATACGAGAGATAATAAGAAAGATTAATTAACTCTCTTTAGTTGTATAGTAGCTATGTCATACAACTCTTCAAGATCCATGAGCTTCTGCTCATTAAGAAGATAGTCTTGTTCTTCTTTCGTATATGTATCATAGTCGGGGATTAGTTCTCTTATTTCTTCATAAGAATACTTCAAATCCCCATCTCTTTTATTTTCTTCTTTGAATACCAGTTCAGCTTCTGTTCTTATCTTTAGAGGTAACTTTCTGTAAGCGATCATTGTTTCAATCTTGTATGCTTTTTCTTCTCCTACTGCTTCAGATATATCAGACAGATTATTTTTTATAAACGATAGTTCATTGTCTATATCTTCTCTCATTCTTTTTTTAACATACAATTTTTTACTTATAGGATTCCTACCAGATGATAGAGTCTCTCTATTATCCTCATAGACCTGCTCATAATCAGCCCTTCTATCTTTGAGATAGTCAACCATCTCTGGTAATTCTTCTCTTATTAATTTATTTTCGTAGTTACGCACAGTAGGTATAAGTGACTTGCTTGATGCATCCCACTTTGTGTATCCCATTTCTTTAAGAAACTTACCATGTTCACTGTCATCTGTGTACATGTTTATACCTGCTATAACTTTTAATCCTATATTCTTTCTTTCTCTGCGTTCTTGGAACGGATCTTCTCTAAGAGGTCTTTCTTTTTCAGTATCAGGATCAAGAGCATATCTTTTAAATGGTTTCAAAAGACCCTGTGTAAATCTGCTCTCAGGGAATATACTAGGATCATTGCTAAAATCTCTGTAGTCCATGTTTCTTAGTTCTAATGCTCTCTGTGCATCTAGCACCTGATTCAAAGGCACTAGAAAAGATGATAGGTATTCACCAAGAGTTTCTCCTAGCTCTTGAGTTAGTCTCTCTCCTGCAGTCAAGTCTCTTTCAGTGAACAAAGTTGCTGCTTCATCTAATAAATTGCCCCCTACACCTAATCTAAAGTTAGTTCCTAAAAATGTTTCTGCCCACTCTCGTCTAGGGAATGCGTTGAAGAATGCTTCTTTTGCAGCTTCTCCCCCATCAATGTCTTTGGTTGCTTCATACCAGTCACGTCCTATCTTTCCTAAGAATAAAAACTGCCTGAGTGGGAACAGAGGTGTAGTATCTATCACACCACCCATACCATCAGATATTAGTTTATAATCTTCTCCCTTATCTTTATCCCCCATTATAATAGATGCTGCAGTTATAGCTGACACCCCTGTAAGGTTTCTAGCTACGGCTCTGCTTTCACGTTGACTCAAGCCTTTTCTACCAAGATCCTCTATTGCGTTTTCAAGCTTAGATATATCACTTAATTGTTTTGCAGTTCTCTTATCTTCAGGTATCTTTTTTAAATCTTTTAGTCTGTCTTTTAGTCTGAAGGATTGTACCCCCTTCATAGCTTTATTTATTATAGGCACGAATGCACCTGCAGAGTTCTCTGCCATAAGCTCCATACTCTTAAACATAAATCTTGGAAACGGTATGGCAACGGTAAGATTATTTTTTACTATAAAGTTAGAAACCCACCTGTTAAATGCTATCTCAGGGGGATTTGCATATGTTAAATCTAATGCTCTCTCTGTTGCTTCTGCAAATAAATCTACAGCAGGACGTTGACCCTTTGTTGGGTTTAGATCTTCTGCATCCCTTAGTATATCACGGAGTCTACCATTCTCTAGCTCCTCTAGAAGATCTATATCCCACTCTAATCTAAATAATCTCTCTGCTTCTGACAAAAATGTAGCTCTTCTAAGAACAAAGTCTTGCCATCTGTTTGGAGTGTTTAGGAGTTGAACCATATCCTCTCCTGCAGACAATATAGCATCTGTCTTTGTGCCTGTGCCACGTCCTGTGTTTGTTTGTATCTCGTTAATAGTATTAAACATTCTGTCGTAAAATGTTTTTAGTTCTTTTTCTTCTAACAAAAAGTCAGTAAACTCTTCAGCAGTTCTTCTATCTCTGTATATGTACTTCAACCCTGCAAAACTATCTTGCCAAGTTGTTCTTTTAAGGACTCTATTACTTGCAATATCTCTAAAGCCCCCTCTAGAGAAGTCATACACGGCAGTCTCCACAACAT